TATATTGCAGATGCGAGGCGAGAAGAGATATCAGGCGCGTTCATTGACAACTTCAATAAGTGGCATAAGCGAGTAGTAGATATTTTGGTAAGGGCAATTGAAGATAATGTTCAATCGGTAGTGCACACATCGCAAAACGGTAAAATGTATGCGATTTTAACTGCCTATGATGCTGCTCTGGGTGCTACGATTGACGACGTAGAAAAGACGTTGACGGAAACAAACGCATACCCCGGCGGCGAATAACTATGACTCATCAGTGCATTAAAAATCAGGAGTGTCTGGCGGACTTTGGTAATCTTCGCGAGCGAACTGCTGTAATAGAAAGTTTAATGGAGCAAAATACGCGAGCCTTGAAAAGAATGGGGGGACAACTTGATAAGCTGACAACAGATTCTGTTCGTCAAACGGCCTGGGGGCGAGGAGCGTTTTTTGGAGCACGGGTAGTGGTCGTTGGACTGCTACTGTTGGCGGGAGCGGGACTTGATAAGGCGACTAGTTTCATATTTTCTGCGTTGAGTTGAGCTGATGATTCACAGATTCTGGCACTTTGTCATAGCCGCCATGCTGGCGGCTTTTTTGTTGGCGTTTTATGCCAACAACCGGCCGGCAACGGCGGGCGTCTGCCGTGGAGTCGCCGAACTGATGGCCTATATCGAGGCGCGCGAGACAGACGAGGTGCAGTTCGACTTCATGGACAGCGCCGAGCGCGCGGCCTTTGCTGCGCGCACAAAAATGAATGACGCCAACAGCGTGGAGGTGCTGACGGCGCGCAAAGCCGACCCGACGGCCACGGTGCTGGTCGCGATCATCCGCGACGGCTGCGTCACCAGTGTGCGATTCTTCAAGCCACATTTCTTCGAGCTGCCCGGCGCCTCGACATGAGCGACGACGAGCTGGTCTGCACGATCTGCGAGACCGAGATCGAGCCGGATGATCCCGACGCCATCGCCGGGTTTTTCGCATTCGATATACCCGTGCTCTTTTGCTGCGTGTGCCACGCGACGATGATCCAGATGGTGATGTCGCGTTGCGCCCGCTGCATCGACGATCTCGGCGACCTACCGCCACCCTCAATGAACTAACAGGAGACACACTATGGAACTGCTGCGAGGACGCAAAACATACATCGTTGCCGCGCTAATGATCGCCGTGGGCGTTGTCAACGCTTTGGCCGGCGATGCCGCTGGCTGGAACACCGTGTGGGAACAGGCACAGATTGTCTTGACCGGCCTTGGTCTCGCTGGGCTACGCGCTGGCGTGCGCTAACCAGTGTGGCTGACGCTGCTGGGCGGCGTACTGTCGCTTGGCCGCAGTCTCGCGCGCATCGCGCATGACCGCCAGCTCCTGGAAGCTGGTGCGGCCAAAGCGATTGCTCGACAAGCTACGACCGGGCTGGCAGCGGTGGCCGCGGCTCAGGCTGCTCGCCGTAGCGTTGGCCATGACGCTGTCAGCGTGCGCGATGACTCCGACAACAGGGACTGACGCGTGCCTGGACCTCGCATCGTTCAGCGTCTCGGCGACGAACAGCGACGGCGTGGTGGCGGGAGTGATGCTCTGCTCAAGATTCTGAGTCCGGCGGTGGTGGTTGTGTGCGGCGCGCTGACGGCAGCGTGCGCCTCGACGTCAAACGTGACGGTCGACAGCGCGTGCCTGGCATTCGCGCCGATCACATTTTCGGGCAGTGTCGACAGCGTCGAAACCGTGCGTCAGGTCCGAGAACACAACGCTGCCTGGCGAGCTATCTGCGATGACTGACGCCTATCCAGCCGACGTTCTGCTCCGCGCACTGAAGCGCGAAGAGGGCTTTTCAGCATACTGCTATATGTGTCCTGCCGGCGCGCACTCGATCGGCTATGGCCGCAACATCGACGGCAACGGCGGGCTTGGCATCACCGAAGCCGAGGGCGAGATGCTCCTCCGCAACGACGTCGCGCGCGTTTTCGCCGAGTGCGCGCGCTACCCCTGGTTCGACGAGCTGGACCCTGCCCGCCAGGCGGTCGTCGCGCAGCTCGCCTTCCAGCTCGGCCAGACACGGCTCTCTGGGTTTGTGCGAATGCTCGCGGCGCTGGCCGCGCGAGACTATCAGCTCGCTTCAATGGAACTGCTCGACAGCCGGTACGCCACCCAGGTTCCCAACAGGGCCGGGCGACTGGCGTCGCAACTGGCGCACGGCACTTTTGGCGACGCCCCAGCTCACTGACGCCGTGCTGCGCGAGGCACTCGACGCGGTGGAGCGCCACGGCACCGTGACCGCGGCTGCGCTGGCGCTCGACATCAACCGCTCGACTCTTGATCACCGACTGCGCAACGCGCGCCAGCGGTTCGGCTTGTCTGCCAGCGAGGAGCCGGCCGAGGTCGAGGTCGAGTTGCCGACGTTTCCAGACGATGACATCAACGTCGGGGAAATGCTCGACCACCTTGAGCGCCGCTTCGACAAAAAGCAGGCGCGCGAGACGGCCGAGCAGTGGTTTCCGATCACGATCAAGTCGGACAGGCCGGTCGGCCTGGCGGTGGTCGGCGACCCGCATCTTGGCGCGCACTGCAACATCAAGCTGTTGCGACGAGACGCCGCAATCCTGGCAGGTACTCCCGGCATGATGGCCGTGAACATCGGCGACTCTGCCGACAACTGGGGACGCCTCGTCCATCTGTATGCCGATGTAGATATGAGTAGGCGCACCGAGCAGCGTCTGGCGAGGTGGTTTCTTGCCGAGGCTGGGATACCCTGGGTGATTTGGCTGCACGGCAATCACGACACCATGCACTCCGAATTTGCTACATATCTGAAGACCATAAACGTGGCCCAGATTCCGATGCTCGATTGGCGAGCGCGCTTCCGCCTGGCGTTCCCCGCCGGCGAGGTGCGCGTCGACGCCGCCCACCACCATAAAGGCACATCAATCTACAACCGGCTCCACGGCCAGAAGCGCGCGGCGTTGTGGGACGCGGCCGCCGATATCTACGTCGCGGGTCATCACCACACTTGGGCCGTTGCGCACGAGGAGCTGGACGATGGCCGCGTCGTTCACCTCGCCCGCGCCCGCGGCTATAAATGGCACGACGAGTTCGCGACTCGCCACAACTTCCATCAGGATGAGTTCGGCTCGACGATCCTCTTTGTCATCGACCCGAGCGAGGGCGAGCCGGTGCGCCGCATCACGGCATTCGCCGATCTCGAAGAAGGCGCAGAGTTCTTGACGTGGAAGCGCAGCCGCTGCAGAACCTGACGGTCATGGGTTGTCATTCACTGCCAGTTACTTTAGCATTACAGGAGGTGAACGAAAACAACAGGAGAGAGAGATGACCGCTCAGATCACGCCGCGATACCGCAAGGGCGCCGACCGTTGGGTCGTCGATACCCGCGCTGCCGCCGTCCGCAAGCTGCACGGCGGCGTCGGCGAGCAGCGCAAGTTCCGCACCCGCGAGGAAGCCGAGGGCTACGCTGCGACGATCAACGCTGCGCAGACGACCGGCGGCGTCGTCACCACCGCAGCGGCGGGTACGATCGATGCCGCGATCGTGCTGCTCCATGCCAAGACCGACCGGCGCGTTGAACAGGGCAAGATCGCCTACAAGTCTGGCGACAATATCAAGCGCAACGTCTCGTCATGGGCGGACTTTGAGATCAGCGGCGCGCGGTTCGGCGGGGTCAAGTGCGTGGACGTGTCGACCGCCGACATCGAGGACCGGCTGATCCCGCAGATCAATCGCGCAGCCAAGACCGTGAAGGAACGGCTTGATGCGCTGAAGCAGCTCTTCGACCTCGCTCATAAGCAGGGCTGGTGCAGCCACGTCAATCCGGCTCGGCAGGTCAAGCTGGAAGAGGTCCGCTACGCGCAGGCCGCCGCGAAGAAAAAGCTGGCGCGATTTTCGATTGACGAGGTGCGCCGGGTGATCGAGCTGGCCGAGGCCAGCGACGACTGGTGCGACGGCCTGGCAATGTCGTTTGCCGCGCAGACGGGTTTGCGGTTCGGCGAGCTGGCCGCGCTGGCGTGGTCCGACATCGACTTCGCCAAGAGCCGCGTCACGGTCAACAAGACCGTGCGCGAGGTCGCCAAAGGCGTGCACCAGGTGCAGCCGGTGGTCAAGACCGACGCCGGCTTTCGCACCGTTTTCCTGACGCCGCAGCTCGTCGCGGAGCTGCGCAAGTGGAAGCTACGCTCGCCGGCCGCGGGCTTGGTCTTCCCGACGCGGGCGCAGACCCACCACGTCACCAGCGACAATCTGCGCAAGCGTGTGCTGCACCCGGCCTGCGTCGCTGCCGGCATTGAGGAGCTGCGCTGGCACGACCTGCGCCACTTCTTTGCCAGCATCTGCTTGGAATTGTTCGGGGCGGACTTCCACCGCATCACCACCCTGATGGGTCACAAGTCGATCAGCACCACGCGCGAGCTTTACGGACACTGGATCGACGACGAGGAGCGCGACGAGGCTGACGCGGCGAAGTTCGGCGCCAAGCTGTGGAACTACTAGCAGCTCACTCCTCGACGTCGCAGGGCGGCTGCACCGTATGGTGCGGTCGCCGCAGTGCCGCCGCGATTGCGGCATATCCGACAAGATCGTCGTAGTCGTCTGGCTCATGCTCGCCGGCCGTCATGCGCGTGATCTTGAGCAGCGCCAGCATGACGGCGACGTCGTGCGCCGCGATCGGCTTGCCGATGTACGTCGACCAGAGCACGGCGGCTGCGGTCATGTTTCCACGCCAGTCGCCATGCGTGTGGCCGCGCTTCTCGATCAGCTCGGCGACGTCACAGAGGACTTGAGCTGGCGTACTCGTCATGCAGACTCTCCATCTCGACGCGTGGAATATACCAGCGGCCGCCGAACTGCCGGCCCTTGATCTCGCGGCGTGAGATCATGCCGTACAGGCGATAGCGGTTACGCCTGTTGTCAGCGCCGAACAGCAGCTCGCACGCTCGCGAGCTGTCGATGAGCAGCGGCAACGGCTCAGTCATCGAATCCACCGCTGCTGAGACCTGACAGCTCCGCGAGCTGCTGGTCGGCACCGGGCCGATACCCGCCGGCCGCGTCTTCCGTTACGCGCTGAATCTCGACCGAGATGTTCCCCGTGTCCTCGTATTGCCAGCCGCTGAAGCTATAGCGGCCTGGCTCCAGCGCGACCTCAAAAATGACTTTGCCGTTGGCGTAATCAGGCCGCCGGCTGCCAGGCTCCTTCGTTTCCTTGAACAGATTGAATTTCTTCACTTTCTCATATGTGGGCATAGCTTCACGCTCCTGTTTTGTTTTCGAGTTCGCGCCGGCGCTCAACGTATTTTCCGGCTAGGTAGTTGTGTAGCTCGGCATCTTCCCGCGCCAGCCGCTCGCGCCACTCGCGCACGGTGCTTGACCACAGCTTGTGCTCGGCGACGTTGCGGTGCTTGGCAAAGCCGGCGATCTGCTCGGCGCACCACGCAGCCCAATCGGTCTGCACGTCGGACTCATCAAAGGGAATGTCGTCGGCCGTTGTCGGCGGTGGCTTGGTCACGACGGGCGCTGCCCGTGCCGGCGGCAGCTCGGCGTGCGGCGTAGCGCGCTGGCCGTCGTCGTCTTCCTCACCGACGATGCCGAGGATGGCACACAGGCCGTAGCGGCGCGCGTAAGTGATTGCCGACCCCATCTTTTGCGGGTTCGCCTTGTTTTCGCACAGCAGCGGTACGCCGCCGTCTTCAACGAACTCGCCGCTCGTGTGCAGGACGCGCGTCACCAGTCTGTCTGGGTCTGTACACGTCATTTGCACGACGGCCAGGCCGTGGCGCGCCAAGGTGCGCCGCGCGACGTCGAGGCACGCCGGCAGGGTCGCGTAGCGCCCGTAGTTGGCGGTGCCGTCGAGCGGCGGATTGCGTATCTCTGCTAGCGCACTGACTAACGCCTCGTTCATGCTCATGCCGGTCGCACCGCGGTTGCCGGCAAGTCGGTGAGAATCTCATCCAGCACTGCGACGTCGATGCGCGGCTCAGCCTCGAACGTCACGCCGACGACGACGCCGGGCGTTGGCGCGCCCGCGCGCACGACGACGACAGGGTCTTGCAGTCGAAAAGCTCGTTTGTTTCGTTCCATTTTTCCTCTCTCCAAACAATTGCTGATTTTCCGCTTTGATTGCGGCGACGTTCGCCGCTGTCTTCGACCAAGCCGCGCCGCGCCAGTTCGGTGACGCGCGGTCTGATCGACAGGATGCTCATGCCGAGCGCGTCCGCCGCCTCGTCAGCCGTGAGTCCGCCCTCGCTGGCCTGGATCGCGCGCAGCGTCAGCTCGCGCAGGGTCGGCGCGCGCTCGGCGATGGCGTCGGCCGCCGCGATGCTGGTTTCGCGCCCTGCTGCCGCGCCTGGGAGCGGGTAGGACGCGCGGTCGACTAGCCAGCGTGCGCGCACGCTCACGGCGTGTCTCCGGCGCGGCGCCCTTCACAGGTCCGCCACGGCGGCTCCTTCGCTGCTGCCTGCGCAAGCTGATCCTGCGCAGTGACCTTGCTGACGCGCGCGGCGCTTTCCTCGTCTGCCAGCTTGTTGATCGCCGGCCCCTTGCCGCGGGAGATCGCGAAGTCGTCGCCGCATTCCATGATCAGGCGCTCAGTGCGCAGCCAGTGCTCGCGTGCGTCAAGCCAGCGCACCACGGCGCGCAGCTCGGTGATGGTGAAGCTCTCGTTCATGCTCACATACCCCACTGTTTCTCGGCCGCGGCGCGGTACGCCGGCGGCACGTCTCGCCACATGAAATGGGAGAAATCGGGCGCGATCATCGAGAACAGCTCCTCGATGCTGCCCGCGCTTTTCATCAGATTTTCTCTCGCCCGCGCGACCACGCGCATATGCTCCAGCGCCGCTTCGAGGCTCGCGACTGACAGCTCCTCGCAATCTGTGCTGTCGAAAACTCGCCAGCCCTTGCAATTGGCGTAGACGAGCCGGACCGGCACGTTCTCCGCTTGCTCGCGTAGCCACTTCCAATAGAGCGCCACCTGGCGCACATGGTTCGGATCGGGGCGCGCCGGCAAGCTGTTCACATGCCAGCCGCGCTTTGATTTCGCTGACAGAGTCGGCCAGCGTGTCTTGATCTCGACCACGCCTTGGGCCTCGACGTCGATCTCACCAATAAAATCGAGGTCCACGCCGTCGAGGCGCACGCTGACCCAACGACCGTCAGTGACCTGGTTGGCCTCGCGCGTCGCTTCGGCCAGCCCTTCGGCTGTATGCCGGCAAGTCAGTTCAAGGACGCTGCCGCTGATCGGTACGACGCCAGCGTCTTTTTCTGCCCTGGTGAGCGGGATTTCGTAAATTTGATCGCGAATGAGTGACCACCGCGCAGCGTCGGCTGGATCGTGCTCAAGGACGTGATGCTCGTCGAACTCGGACACGGCCTGGCGGAACGCCTCGCCTGGATCGTCACCGGCGACGACCCTGGCCTTGGCGAAGCGCTCACAGACGAGACCAGCCGTCATGCGGCAGCCGGCCGGCGCATACAGCCGCGCCGGCCTCGCCACGCTCTTCTCGAAAAACTCCCGGCAATTCGGCCGCGAGGTGCCGCTTGGGCTATGTGCGCTGAAATTGAAGCGCGTCGCCCACGCGGGGAGATCGTCGAAGTCGTTCGTACTCATTACGCACCTCATCGTGCGAGACCAGCGCGTTTTACTCCATTAGCGCCGTCGCTGTCAATAGAGCACGAAACTGCGTGGAGCTTGATCTCCACTGCCAGTGACGCTACAACTCACGCCATGACCCTCGCCGACTGGCTCAACGAGAGCGACACCACGCAAGCTGCGCTGGCCGCCGCGCTCGGCATGAGCAAGGCATACGTCTCGATGTTGTCCAGCGGCAGGCGGGTGCCGAGCCTCGCCGTGGCGCTGCGCGTCCAGGCAGCGACTGGTGGCGAAGTCACGCCGGCAGACCTGGCATGAGCGAGAGCGAGATTCATCGCTCGATCGTGGCCTGGCTGGCGCTGGCACTGCCCGCAGGCAGCGTCGT